CCCATTTCGATTATTTCTTCCACTCTATTATGATTACTTCCCCATACACTCAACCCATTTTCAACTTTCGCAACCCCTCTGAACGCAAAGAGGCGAGGCCCGAGAAAGACGGTCGTAAGGCCATTATGGCACCGTACTTCCTCACTGACAAGCAAATCAAGTCACTGAGTGTCGCAATACCAGAAGTTAACTTCCTCCCTAAGCACGGAGCTGAATCCCACGCTCATGCCTGCTGTGCTCTAGAGCGAGCTTACGTAGAGAACGAGATGTGCTTTTATCTCTTCCGTCTATGTGAAAACCGAACCGGCTCTCTCGCCACTCTAGAGAAGAAGGCCAATTCCGATCCGACGAATATCCGTGTCGTGGACGTCGGAGGTTCCGTATATCGGCACCAAGCCTACAGAAGGCAATACATGCATACTTGCATGCCTCTTCTCGACCAATTTGATTACAATCGACAAATTGGTAAGTGCGGCGTAGCTGCCCCCGCCTGCCGTTGTGCAGCCCCGAACTGTCCCCACATCCTTGGCAATCGCGATATATTGCCCGCTGACGCTACCATGTCCGTCCACGTCTACACTTTGTCTCGCAGTGACATTTTGTCCATGTGTCTTGCCACTTCCACCGGTACACATCTAGGTGCATTCCATGCCTTCAACGAGGCTTATGGGATGCGCGGATCCATGTACGGTGGTGAAGCCAAATGGCAAATCAACCCCGTCGACGACTCTATCGCCTTTTGGCCTGCCGGTGGTTCTGGCTATAACCACCCATTCCCTTCGTGGCTCTATTCTGATAATTACTACCAGAATGGCGTCCATGCCATGGAATGGTCAATCCACCGACACGTCGGGTACACGTTCATCTACCGATTCACTCTCTGCGGCGTTCGACCACCTCGAACTATACCTCCATGTCCATTCGTCTCCCGCATAACCAATCCCAACGATTGGGGCGACCTTTCTCTCCGTCTTCCTTCTAACGACAAACGTTCCGTCCATACACTCATGACCGTCGAAACAAAGACCGTCGCCCGCATTATATCTTTTGGGCCTTATGCCGTTACTATTGGCACCGATGAGCAAATGTACTGGACTCCGAAAGAATTCGTCGATGAGCTCATTTTGTTCGCTGCAGGTCTCCCTCGCGACGTCGCTCTCTTTTCGACCCTCGTCCAACATGGCAAACAGCGTCTCGGTCATTACGAGATTCCTACTAGCGAAAAAGCTACTGCTGTCCTTTGCGCCGCTCATGTCGGTTATACTGCCACCTTGCAATTGGAAAACGCTCTCATGGCTCAAACTCTCGAAGAGTCCCACTGGGATTTGCAGCGTCACAAGAAAACAGCTCGCATGATCACGCCCGCGCTGGGCCCTGCCGATTTCATGTATTATGCAGCTTGTGCTTTCGTCCTTATCGCCGCCGCCATTCTCATCGTGCCTCTTGCTCACCAGGCCTTTGACTTTTCTTGGTACCTTCTCCGTGCCTGGCTATCCCTGTCTTTTGCCGGACCCACTACCGAATTAGGCCTCTTCTTTTATTTGGCCTATCCTTGGGTCTCCTACCTACTCCGCAACGGTTTCGAATTCGATCGAGGCGCTCTCGTCGACCATGGCTTCCTGTTTCTCTTTGCCATTGCGTCTTGTGCCATTGCTTCTGGTCCCGCAGCTCCTTTTGCTCTTACGATTCTGTTCCCGTTGTACGAGGAGTGCTGCCGACGCGTATACCATACAGGTCGTTACTTCAGCTTAGCCGTCCCCATTTCTGAGGCTTATATCAACGGTCCCGGGTCCAACATGCTAGTCCACGCTATTGCGCCTTTCCTCGACTTCACGTCTGCCTGTCTATTGCATGTCGTACACAATTGCCTCGTTTATGCTGTCCATTTCGGCACTGGAGCTCCCCTCGGTTACACCTCAGGTCCTGCCTTCGCATATGCCTCATTATGGACTAGTGCTAACCCTCTCTTCGTGGCCTTATTCTTCCTTGCTCTGGCGTTCGTCTTGTTCACCAAGTCACACTTATCGCGCGGTAAGGCTCGCGCCCGATTCCGAGCTCGAGGCCTGAACGACGAGCCTTGGCAGCACCGTCTGGGTTATTCTCCACCCACTACCGACTACACTTCCATGTGCGACATCACTTCCAAGTCCGAACTGAAAACTGCCCGTCCTGGTAGCCGCATTGAGCTTCCTGAATACATTTTCACGGGTGAGAAGACTAATTCCTCACAAGCTCTCGGCCCTCTCATTGCTGGCTTTGTTCCCCGCGTCTATGCATCTAATATTGAGAATGAGAAACGCGCTCTCATCAATCGCCAGATGATGGTTCCCCCCGGTATCAAATACCCTTATGCCAATCTGATTCACGCATGGGTCCATTTCTATTTTGATGAAATATTCCCGGGCTACAAGGCCGTATCTCCCTATCAGCGTAGAGCGTGGTGCAAAGGCCAGAAAGACTGTCAGCAACTCGAAAATGCCTACAACCAGCTCGCTTCCCACCCAGGATTCTACCGGCAATTGTTCCGTCGATCGATCTTCGTCAAACGTGAGCCAAAGAACTGTGACTCCTTCATCGGTCGTGAAGAAGGCGATCCTCGCAACATTACCGCCGCTCTGCCCCATTACCGTGTTCTCACTGGTCCTTGGGTTGCTGCCTTCCAATCTTCTCTCAAGAAAATATGGAACATCCGCCACTTCATCACATTTGCATGTGGCATCTCAGCCGATGACTTGGGCCATTGGGTCCACTCCATCGAACGCACCCACGAGTTTGCCGATTGTGACGCCTCCCGATTTGATGCCAGCCTTACCAACGCTCATTTGGAATTGGAAATTTCCATCATGAAGCGTTTTGGCGCTGATGACATCCATGTCATGCCTGGTTATCCTACCGTCTACGAGCTCATCAATTGTATGAGCAATGTCTCTGGATTTTCTCACCACGGCATATGGTTCTTGGCTCATGGCACGCGAAAATCAGGTGATGGCTGGACTACGCCCAACAACACTCTTCATACTGGGTGTTTTGACGCATTGTTCGCCACCTGCCACGCTCTTGGCATCACTCCACGTGACATTGTTTCGCGCACCGATCCTCGCACCGTCGTCCCATCTTCTCTCAGCCTTGGTGGTGAATCTCTCGACGTCAAGGACAAGGCCCAATCTCCTGTCAAATCGTCCCCCTTGTCTTCTTATCCTGTCCGAATCCTTGCCGGAGGCGATGATCTGCTCACCGCTTTCATTCCTAAGACTGGTTATCGCGCACCACCCCAGCCCTCCTTGCTCAAGATTCCAGTTCAGTGCACCATGGTCGACCCAATCGAAGTCAAGAACAGTACCCCTCCTGGCCGCGCTCTCGAGAACGTTCACATTCCTTATACAACGGTTCAGGACGAAAAATCTTTGTCAGCCATGTATTACACGTCGCCAGAGAAGAAAGCTGAACATCCCGATTGGGAGTCATACGGCCTGGCCTATGGTCTCCGCAAGAAGATCAATGTTCGCGGTGCCAATCTCCTCGAGTTTTACTCTTGCCGCGCCTGGCCTGTCAACCATCCCATCGGCCGCGTCCTGGGGCCAAAACCTGGTCGCGTATTGTCCAAATTCTTGGTCACCTGTGACAAGCCCGAGAGTCTTGAAGATCATGAGTACATTCGTGGAGTTCTCGCCAGTGTACAACACGCTTGGCATCACGTCCCTGTTTTGCGTGTTGTATGGGCTGTCTATTGCCAGCGTTATGGCAATGGTTCTTCCAAATACGTCGCCCCCCCTCCCGAATGGGCTTTGTCTTTTGTCCAGTCATATGACGCTGACGAAGTCCGTGCCGCCTATATGTTTCAATCCATATACGGCTTGCCAATGCGAATGGTTGAAAAACATGTCTATGACCTTTATCAGGTAGCCAAGGTCGGACAAGCCATCGA